TTAAGGTCTCCAAAACCCATTGTGTTACCTCGTATGTTTGTATTTGGCTTGTGTGTCGTGGCTTTAGGGATTGACTAGCCCCGTATTATTCTATTGTATTATTGTTCACGAATTGACTTCTTCATATTCTCGATAATCTTTGTCATATTACCGAAGACATAGGAGATGTCAGTGTCAGGAGGGAATCCCAACATCTGTGCCTGTTGGACGATGTTCTTTTTCATCATCACGGCATCAGGATCATCACTCAAACTCATCCTTGTATAAAGGACTCGTTGTTTATTTAGAAGGTCCTCCAGAAGCTCAACATGAATAAGTTTGTCTTCCTTATTCATCCCAGCAAAACTGTAGATCTTTTCATAGATCTCCTCTTGCAGACGGGAGATCTCTTCCAGTTCCTTCTGTACGAATTCTGACTTGAAAAAACTCATCCGACTACTACTTCCTTTAGGATCTTTTTGTACTTGAACACATCGATATTTAGGAAGGGTCCGTACTTCCTCATCTTCATACTCACTGATTCCCACACAGGATCAGAGAGTGACTTATCGAACCTACTCTTATAGTTTAATATACGATCGATGATAATTAAAGTCTCTAGTGACACCTCTTTACTCAGGTGTTTCTTGAGAAGAAGAGGGTGTCCTTTGGAACAATCAAACACATCATCGATCTTATTGTCACCAAACAATGTATCACACTCCTGTCGAAACAGGTATGACATACTCTGTTGATTCTTTTTCCACTGACTGTAGAGTGTCTCACCTTCACGAACTAGATTACCAATCCAGATCTTACTGTTGTCTTCAGACAGTGCGTAGTTAGATACAAAGAGTTCTTTGATCTCATTGTCATCATACTTTCGTGAGAGTTTCTCGAACCAGAATCGTTGTTTGTTCTTATAGAAACTCTGCAGACTACATCTCACTTTCCCACAATATTTTTGGTAATCATAACTCTCTGTTGTAAAGTGTCGTGATATACCCAGATAAGTTTTATAAACTTCGTAGTCTGTCACCTTAGGAATCATAACGGGAGTTTAGCATGTGATGTACGCTTAAGAAGATTCATCTCCATGGCCTCAGCCTTGATCTTCTCTTTCAATGGTTTGGAGATTAGTTTAGGAACTGACTCAACGTCAAGGTTATTCTTCTCACAGAAGTGAATGATGGCATCAACATACCTCATCTCCTTAGAAGTGTGTACCAACTTCTCGATCTCTTCTGCAAACCTTTGAGGGCAGTAGAACTTACTCTCGAAGAGTTCGTTGAGTTTTTGATTCTCGGGACTAAGCATATTGCTGTAGTTTATCTTCAACAAACTCTCTAATATATTCTGAGAGTAAATTGATGTACTTGGACTTGTCTCTTTCTTCATAAACTTTCACTTCACCATCTTCACATGTCATGATAATGACAAACTTCTTAACGATTATACCCTTCATCTCATACAACATACAAGCATAGGCTGCACACTGTACAAAATAGTCTTCAATCCATTCTCTAGGTTTGGCCTTAGCTGATGTCTTGAAGTCAATGATTGCCAACTCACCATCATATTCTGCAATACAATCCACACTACCAGCGATACCAAGAGTGTGTGAAAACATTGACTGTTCCTGACACAAGATGTTATCAATCTTATCCAGTGTAGGAATGGCCTGTTTGAACAAGTAAGTGGAGAGAGGTTGTACCTCTTTGAACTCCTTCTCATTATTCAGGTACTGTTCAATCAGTGTGTGAGCATCAGTGCCACGACTAGTTGACTTACGACGAATACGATTGGCCTCATCCAGACCAACCTTCTCTTCCCACGCCTTGAACTTCAGTCGGTTCCTATAACTGATCACCGATGTAATCGATGGCAACTTAACAAGTTTATCAGTTCCAGGAACCTTGTAGTATCTGACTCCATCAATTGTCTCTCTAGTTAGAGACTCAAACGTTACATTACTATGATTAAACATTAAAGACCCAACTCAAGTTTTGCGATGATGTATTCTTTGACCAGTCCACTTCGACAGATGTCTTCTGCCTGGAACTCAACTGTCTCGAATGATGGCATGTTGTTAACGATATTCATGAAGTCAACAATACCATTCTTCTCAGCTGTCTTGACCAGGTCAGTCTGAGTAGCATCTCCACAGAAGAAGATCTTAGAATTTTCACCTACACGAGTGATGATACTATCAAGTTCGTGGAAGTTCAAGTTCTGAAACTCATCGATAATCAAGATAGCGTTATCGAATGTGGTACCACGGATGAATGATGTAGACCAGAAGGAGATCGTTCCCTGTGCCTTCAGGTTTGCGTACAACATTTCAAAGGAGTTATCATCAGGCATCTCGAACATGTATTTGACCATGTTCTTGTATGGGATCTGATACAAAGAGGACTTGTCCTCATGATCACCAGGAAGGAAACCAATCTCACGGGTCGCCACAAGGGACCTGACGATGTAGATCTTCTCGTAGGGTGACTTAGGATCAAGGACATCCAGAAGAGCGTTGTAGAGGGTGATAAAGGTCTTACCAGTACCCGCACATCCGTAAGCAACCATGTTCTGGTTCTTACCATACTCTTTGAAGAACTTCTCTTGGTTCTCTGTCAGGGGTTCGATCTTCTTGATGTAATCAAGATTGATCGGTTTCTTTCGTTTCATCGTCTTTGTGCTCATACCAAAGGGAACTGGGTTGGTACTACCGATACCGGACTTACTCTTTCTAGGCATAAACTCAGATAGGTTTTACGTTTGAACCAGGCATCTTGGATGCCTTGTGAAGAACATCGTTCCATCCTGGGTGAGACTTCTTCAGTCTATCATAAATCTCACCGACTTCACCCACTCCAGGAGCTGTGGATGGATCAGACCAGTCTCTCGTCCAGTCTGGATTGTCTTCTTTCCATTGGTCCCAATCATGAACAGAACATTCGATCTCTTTCTGTTCACCTGTCTGTGTGTTAACAACAGGATACTTGGCCATAATATTCTTATTCAGTGTGTATATTTATGTAGTAGTCCAGTCCATCGCTTCTGCAATGGATGGGAACTGTTCGATGAAGATCCTTTTGGCATCATTAGCGATGTCCATATGTTCCTTCTGAGTTCCGTGTCCAGATCTCAACTCGATGTAATGCAGCCAACTGCGAACAGATCCTGTCATATACATCTTGGTGGGTGTACAGAGGGGCAAGACAAAGCGAGCACACTCTTTAGCCACACCATGATCCAACATCTGTTTGTACAGATTGTTGGCAGAACTGAACAGAGTAATCATCTGTCGGTTCAACTTCTCAACAATCTCAGGATCAAGATCATCGATACTATTCTGACGGTTCTTATCGTCTTGACGACGGAGTTCAGGAAGTTCAATCTCACCTAAGAATGATGTAGGTGCATATCGTTGTGAAAATTCCTGGAAGGTGAACGAACGGTGGCGCAGTATCTGAGCCGCGATGCCTCTGTTCGTTGTAATCTCTAGAGTCATGAACGCCTGTTCAAAGATACTCCAGTGTTGGTTTTTAATACAATACTTAAGAAGACCAGAGAACTTCTCGTTGTTCTGGTTTGCTGGATTGCTCACCCTCGCACAGTATGCGATATGTTGTTCGGCATCAGGTGTAACTGATACCAGTTGACATCCGGGTTTCATTTCTTGTTGTAGGTCCATGTTGGTTTTTTTCCTTTCAGATCACAGTTGTTACAGAAAAATGAATACTTATGTTCAAACGACTTCACAGGTTGGAAGTAGTCTGAGGTTAAAGGATATTCAGTGTTGCACTTACTACACGTTCGTGCCGTCGGTCTTTCTAATTGTTTTGAGTTTCTTGTACTCCGCTTTGACGCGTTGATGAGCCTCTTCAGCAGTGATACTACCCCCCAGTTCCATTGCACAGATAATCTCCACTTGTATACCGAATGTTCTTAAAGCTCTTTCGTAATTATTTAAATGATACATCAACTAGAATTTGAAAAATAAGTCCTAAAATAAGCGTCGATGCCGTGGTGAATCATATTCCCCTGTGACACCCAAGTATCGACACACTCGTAAATATCCTTTGTGGAGTAAGAGGCTTCGTCAATCTTAGCTCCACCGTATTTATTTAGTAATATTTCGAGACAACGGGCTCTGACCTGTAGTTTCTCGTCCGTGTATCTCCAGTCGTGTTCATTCATCGTCTTCAAAGACCTCATCATAATCAGCCAGTGGAGGTAGTGTGGTCTCCGACTTGGTGTATGCTTCTACATCAGAATATACCTCAGACTCAAGGGCATCCACCAACAGTCTCAGGTTCCGAACAATCAGTTTGAGTTTCTCTTTTTCCATTAAAAAAGGGGAGGCTATACCTCCCCTAATTATATCACCTGACAAAGTTATGTCAAGTTGTTTGCAAGTACACTATCACTTAGTGTAAGTCTGACCACGATAGCAGAAAGTCCCGTGGGTCTCTTTGTCTGCTTGATGCACTTTACAATCTACACCACGATACTTCGCGATGTGGATTTGTGCATCATGGATAGCAGCTGCTTTGTTGATCTGCTTCTTAATGAGGTTGAGTGTGTTCATTTGTTTACTCCTAAAGTAGTTGGATTTTTAGGCCCGTTCCTTTA